TGACCCTAAAATACCATCTACATATGTTTTAGTTGTAAGGTCAGCAGCATTAGTTGGGGTGTGAGTAGTTGTAATTGGTGAACTGCCCATATTAATGGAACCTGTCATGGTTCCACCAGTCAATGCTAAGAATGTAGTATCAGCATAATTTTTTGTTGCTGCATCTTGGGCTGCAGTAGGATCACCTAGACCAGTGATCTTAGATGTACCCATAGCAATAGCACCAGTCATCGTACCACCTGCTAGTGGTAGTTTGGTTGCTATGCTTGCTGTAATAGTTGTGGAAAAGTTAGGGTCATCACCTAGAGCAGCAGCTAGTTCGTTTAGTGTGTCTAGTGTACCTGGGGCTGAGTCTACAAGGTTAGCTACTTCATCGTCTACATACTTCTTAGTGGCAGCATCTAAATCAGAAGTAGGTGCAGTTAGGTTAGTAATGGTAGCAGTTGTACCTGCATCCATATCTAAGCTACCATTAATAGTAACATTGTTAAATGTAGATGAACCACTTGAAGCTGTAATGTTACCTGTTACATCACCTGTCAAATCACCAGTTACGTTACCTGTAAGATTACCTGTCACGTTTCCTGTGACTGGACCTACAAAACTAGTTCCTGTAATCGTTGTGCCTGTGATAGCTGCTGCACTTGTTGCACCAATAGTAGTGCCGTCAATAGCCCCACCATCAATATTAACAGTCGCCAAGGTAGCTTGTCCAGATGTCGAAACAGTAGTAAAGCTACCTGCAGCAGGAGTGCCAGAACCAACAATACCATCTAGATTACCTGTTACATTTCCTGTTACGTTACCAGTAACATTTCCTGTGACATTACCTGTAACATTACCAATCACTGCACCAGATAAAGTACCTTGAAAGCCACCAGTTGCAATCATCGCACCTGAAGAGTTTACTGTAGTAAACGTACCTGCAGCAGGTGTGCTACCACCAATAGTGGTATTATCCATTGCACCTGAGTTGATGTCAGCAGATGTAATAGTAGCTGTACCTGTTAAGGTAGAAGTACCTGTAACTGCTAAAGTACCTGATGCTGTGATGTTAGTGAAATCACCTGTAGAAGCTGATGTACCACCAATGGCTACACCATCAATGGTTCCCCCATCAATGTCTACTGTTGTAGCTGTAACTGATGTAAATGTACCTGCAGCAGGAGTAGTACCACCAATTACAGTATCATCAATAGTACCGCCTGTAATAACTACAGAGTCAATATAACCAATACCGTCAATGTATAGATCTTTAAACTCTGCACCTGATGCACCAAGGTCAACATCATCGTCTGTTACAGGTTTAAGTACACCGTCTTCTAATCTGATCTGTTCTACAGCAGCAGAAGAAACTTCGTTGTAGAAACTAATTCTGTTGTTGGTAGCATCAATAACTACTTTGTTGTAGTTATCTGTATCAGAGATAGTGGGTACGTAAGCACCCTCTGCAGATGTACCATCGTGTTTATGCCCTGTGCTTGCATTGAATGCATCACGGATAGCATTGTATTCTGCGTTTACTGGTGCAGCTTTAATAACCGCATTTGCGATAATATCAGCAACACTCTGTCTTGTATAACCTGCCATTTAAAGTCTATCCCCCACGCCAAACGTCACAACTATGCCTTGGATACTGTGTGAAGCATTGGAATCATTTGTAACATATTTTAAAGAAACTGATTTGCCTGAGCCTGAAATGTTTGTTCTCTGTACTGGTGAAGGGTTACCATCAAAAATAGCTGTGCTATTGTACAATGCTTCGTTATAGTAGGCTGCTGCCCCTTCAGTACTCAAAGTAAAGTTTGTAGGATTTAAAGAGTCTGGGTCTTCGTAATCATAGACAACAGACATAATAATTTCGTTGTCACCCTCAGAACGTAGATAAGTTGCTACAGTGTAGAAGATCTTTCTTTGTTCTGGATCTTGCATGTGTAGGAAAGGTGACTGATAAACACTGAAGATATTCTCTCCATCAAAGTCGTTACCCTGTTCCTGTCTGTGGACTTTACCATTACTGTCGCCATGAATAACAAACTCATACTGACCAATGTAACCACTGTCTGAGGCTGTAGCTGAGATACCTAACATCTGACTATACTCAAACTGTAGGCCGTTAGGTGTCTGTCTAAAACCACCAATAATACCCTGTGAGTCTGCTGCAGCAAAGAAGTATCTGAACTGTGTCTTCTGTCTGATGACTACTGCGTTGATACCTTCAAGGTCAATATCAAATACGATGTCAGTAAAGATAGACTGAATATCTTTAGATACTGTTTCAAGATTAACGTCACCAATCTTGTCTGTACCAGAGATAGGACGTAGGCCATCTTGTGATAAGAAGAGTAGGTCACCACCTATCTCAATAACACTGTCTGAAGCCATACAACCTAGATCGTCTGTAACCTCTTGCAACACAAAGTCTGATACGTTGTTGCCAACAAGTTTACGAATGTTGTTAGTACCAAAGATGTAGAGTACATCACGAAATGATTTGATAGCTACGACAGGGAAGCCCACGTTAATAACCCCTGCACCATTAGCAGGAGCAAAGTCAGTCTCATCGTAAGGCGCACTAAAGTAAAGATTCGTGTCTTCGTTAGGATCACCTGCCAAGAACATGTGGTTCTTAAATACGTGAGCAAACTTTGGATCATCTGGGGCATCTGCATGTGTTATCTGTGTGTAGGTTGTACCATCGTATGTAGCTGCAGGATTTACACCATCAGTCAGAATAACCTTTGGACTACCCCAGTTGTATTTAGCAAATCTTACCTTTGATACACCTGTCATTGTAGGCGAACCAGAAGTAGTTATTGCAACCCAAGCAGATGTAGCTGTATCCCAGTAGTGTAAGTAGTTATTACCTGAGCTAGGCTTACGAGCAGCTAGAATACCATCGTTGATTCCGTTGACTACTGCTACACCAAGGATACTGCCTGTACCTGTTACTGTTCCGTAGTCATTACTAAATCCATTTATCTTTCTGTAACCACCAGTAACAGCAGGTTCGTAGTTGATAAGTGAAATAGCAGAACCAGGTGCAGTCTCACCTTGAGAAAGCACATCACGGCTTGTGTTTAAGCCGCCTTGTGCAAAGACTTTAAAGGAGGCGAGATTCTCTGGCATTAGACAATACTACTAATTGTATTACTGAAAGATTTGTTTCTTTGAACTACAGTAGATCTAATATCTAGTGGATCGTCCATAAGTATACGTCTCATAGAACGAATACCACTGTCAAAGTTTTGTTGGTGGATAGCTGCACTTTGATCGTTAGATCTAAATCTCATCATGTACATCATAGCACCATCTATAAGCACATGGTTAAATCTATCTGGAATAACACAGCTATCGTCATAAAGATTTAAATCTGCAGGAAATGACCAATACACATATTCTATTTCATATGCATTGTTAGGTACAGGAGTTACACCAAACTTACTTTCATACGTTTGGTAAATTCTTTGTGGTGCAGATATACCAGATCCTGAATCACCTTGATCATCTAGTCCACGATATCTTTGTGTGTATTCTTCAAAAGAAATAGCTGGTAAAAAACTAGGGGTGTTACTTGCAGCACCTAGCTCTTTAATATAAAAAGTGTCCCAATCAACACTAGCAAAGTCAGCAGGAAAATCATAAAGTCTTGTACCTGCAGTTAATGTTTGTGTATATGTAGTTTTTAAGAAAGGCCACTCTTGACCTGTCTGTAGGATATTTCTAATGGCATTGTTAATAGCATCTTTAGCTAGAGCTTGAACGTTACGTACTGTATCAAAGCCATCACCAGCAGTATCTAGTGTAACTTCATTCAATCTACGTAGTAATTGATTTACTAGAGTAACGTAAGTAGCCATTACAAAAATCCTTCAGATAGCCTAAAGGGGCCAGTTACCCAGCCCCCAAGGTTAGTTTAGTTACACTTGATCACGAGCAACTTCTGCTGCACCTTTACCATCAACGTCCATTACCAAAGCCCAGACACGCAGTTTACCTGCTGTAGCTGTACCTGTTAATGTGTCGATTGTAAGATCTAGAGTATCTTCTGCACCAATGTAAGCTACGCCAGGAACTGACGGAGCAACATCGCCAACTGATTTACCAGCCATTGCATAAGCTACAACGAACTCGTCATCATCAGCACCTGTACCAATGTCGAAAGTCAAAGCTGTAGCACCAGTAAGTGCTTCAGTAACTTCAACACCAGCAGCTAGGATAACTGTTTGTGCAGGAAGAG